GACACCACGATAGGTTTCGTTGTACTGTTGGGGTTGTTGCATCATTTGCTGCTGATACTCCAGACGCTTCTGGGTATCATACTCGATGCCACGATATACTACTTTAGACATTAGGTTTTCTCCTTAGTTTTTTAGGTTAAAGAGCGTTCCTTCAGTCGGCGTTTGCGTTCGCTATTTGCGAATAGCGAATGAACGATCCGTTCCGCGTCGGCTTACTTCCGTCCCATAGGGATGAACGTAAGGTCATTATAGACCTAGTATCCTATCTATGCAAATAAGTTTGTAAAATGTTATACCAATTTTATTATTTCTTAATCTTGATTCTTTCTATCATATTGATGCCACTTGCACCATCCATCGGGAGATATCTTACCTCTAACTGCGGTGCAAGCATTTGGTGGTCTCCACATATTGCAGTTGGAGCACTTCTCATTACCCTTTGGTTCGTTAATATATCCTGCAGTTTTTTTAGAAGATTTTTCTTCTTCAGATAAAAACTCTTTAAAACTTTTCATCAATCTCTCTGTCTCCAGTCTTCTGGTTTATCTCCAGTAAAGAAGTCTATAATATCGTCAGGACTATCAAATCTAGTTCTATGGTTTGATGGGTCAGGATCTCCCAGATCCAAAGCATTCATAAACCCATCAAGACTATCTTCAGTCATATCAGGATTAGCAGCACGGCGTCTTGCCTGCCTAAGAATAGTTGCAGCAGAACGATTTGACTTCGCAAGTTTTTCTGCCCATATCATATCACTTAACTCTACAGATTCGCCTTTCACAATTCGTTCACAGATTGCTTCAAGACGCAAACGGTATTGAGTAGAGAGCATAGTCTTCTCCAGGTATAGTGTATTTATCTAACGCTCGATGTAACTAAGCGTATGTTCTGTTGCATAAAGTTGTTGAATGATGATATCACAACCAATCTTGGGATTGCAATCACCACAAGTATAAACATCTACTGCAGCCTTACCTTCCTCAGGCCAAGTATGAATACTGATATGACTTTCTGATAACAAACAAATTACAGTAACACCTTGTGGTTCAAACTTCTTTGAGATAGTCTGAACCACCGTGGCACCACTAGCAACTGCTGCATTTTCCAGTAGGTCAATAAGACAACGCTCGTCGTCCAAAAGGACAAACGAGCATCCATACAAATTAAGAAGATAATGCTTACCCATTTATTAAGGATTCTCCTGTGCTTCTTTAATCAATTCACTCACATATGTTTCGGTGCCATCCATATTTTTAACTTCAAAAATTGAAGACCTTTGATATTTTTTAATTTTTTTATATTTCTTTAGAAGTTTTTTTACTTCATCTTTGTAAATAGAAACTTCAATTTTTTCTTCACTAAAACCTTCACTCATCTTTTTTTCTTTTTCTCAGGTTGTTTATATCCCCACAGTTTAGGGTTCACTCTTCCATATCCAAAATCAATCTTTTGAATTGCACCAGGACCATACTTGTCATAGTACATATCAAATAGATTTACTCTTTTTGCAGTCCTGGTCAAATCAAGGTGCTCTTCTCCATCAACAATATACCAAATTAAATAAGCATCATTCGGAAATGAAGAATCTTTTGCTTTAGACAAAGTTGTTTTTTCTAGAAGAATTTCACATCCATATTCATGTGGCAGAACAAGTTTTTGATTTTCTGAATAGTCTGCCATTTTTACATCTTCTCCAACAACTGCTGTCATGAACGACCTCCCCACTGGATGTCTGGGTATGCCTCTTTAACATTTTCAAAAGTTATCTTGTATTTATCTGTAAGTTTTTTGTCTTTTGTGAGAATTACCACCTCTGCTTCTTTTGGATGAAGACCTTCCAAAAGATTAATGAACATCATTTCTCTACGAATTGTAGAGAGACCATTATTACCACCTTGAACATAATGATAAAGGTTTTGATATTCTCTACGAAGAGAAGTTCTTCCACGACCATTAAGATCTTGTACTGTAGCAGACTCTCCGCCAGAAGCTTCTCTCTGTAAGTTATCTGAGAGATTTCCTGAGTAAACATTTTGATCCTTTACATCACCATAAGGAACAGATCCTTCTGGAAGTAATGAAATTACAGATTCATCAAAATTCCAAATAAAAATTGTTTTTAATGAATCATGCTCATATGCCTTTAAAACTTCAATTTTTTTAGCATTACTTCTTTGTTTTGAAGCAAGTTCTAAAATTTCATATACAAAAGGATTTGTTGGAAGAGTTTCGATTGGTTTTTCAGTCGTCGTCCTCTTCTTCGTCGTCGTAGTAGCCATAATCGTTTTCAAATCTCACTGCTAAAATTTCGTCTGGTATTACATTCCCATTTGAATCAAACATCTCTGGGTGTGTATAAACTGGTTGAGTTTGGTAGAAGTGTTCTTTTGCCAACCATCCTACTACTCCTCCTACAAAAAAGAACATAATTGAAACTAATGTTCCTATGGTTAGAGTTACTGCTAACATCTTTTTTTCTCCAGAGAATTTATTTTTTCCTTATATCAAAGTGAAAATCGATAAAGAAATGAAACTCTCTGTGGAAGAGAGAGATCATTTTACCAAACTTCACTTGAAAAGTTTTTGGTCTTTCGGATCTTCTCCTCCTATTGCGTAGTAATAACTCAACACCCCGATTAATTTGGGGTTCTGATTTATTTAGTTTTCTTTTTGCGTCGCCCGGGTCTTTTGTCATGGCTATACTTCCATGCATCTTCTAATATATCATACAGATAATTTCTAATTTTTCTTGCCTGTGGTTTTGGAATATGTCCATATCCTTCACGAAGTTGTTTATGAACTTCATCTGATCCACCTTCAAGATAATCGTCAAGATCCATTACCAAATTATTAATTTCACTTGCAGTTGAACTGCCAATAAACTCATCAACTTCAACTTTTTTTGTTCCACGAACTTTTAGATAATCATAAAATTTTAAAACAAATTGTCCATTAAAAGCATAATCAATTGCTTTTTCAACATCGTTATAAACTTCGTGAAAATTATTATCCATTAAACTAGATTTTGCTCCTTAAGATATTGAACCGTATCTGTACATCCTCCAATATGTTTTTCATCTACAATAACTTGAGGGAAAGTAGAACCGTTTCCAAATTCTGAATAGAACTCTTCACGAGTAAAATCTACTCCAAGTTTATAAACCACATGCTGCAACTCTGCTAACTGTAGTACTTGTTGAACTTTTGTGCAATATGGGCAACCATCTTTTGAATAAACTGTAAACTTCATAATTCTTTGTAAACTGAATGTTATTTAGCGTTAACTGGAATTCCTTGACCTTCAGGAAGCCATACTTGTTGTTGAAGTTCTATTGGAGGTAGTTCTTCTTTTGCTGCTGGCAAACCTTGTTGTCCAGGAAGTTGTTTATCTGTTGTCGATGTAACCGTAATCACTTGGTCCATAATAAACTTTTGTTTTCTATAAGATCTTTTATCAAGATCAAATCCAACCATCATTAAAGCATCTTTCTCTTCTCCACAATGAGCAATTACTCTACCTGTGGTTTTATCTGTCACAACCCAATAATCATATGTCATCATTTTGTACTTTATTGTTATTTCCGTTGTCTGAAATTTTTCTGAAAGAACCGTCAAATTTATTATCAACTACGGTATTGTAATCTGCAAAATCTCTATTGTCAATACTACTACCAAAAGGATAACCAGCATCATCTTCACAATAACTTCTATTCCCATTACGAGAACTTAACCAGATACCATAACTATCCCAAGAAAGTCCTTCCAGGTTAAATTTATTGCCCGAAATAGTATTGTATTGTGGGGATTGATGTCTTACAGTTCCACCTTCACCACAATTTCGATAAAGATAAATCCCACCCTTAGTAGCTTGCTCAAAAGTATTATTCAAAATCTTATTGTAAGCAGACCCATCAACAGCAATCACTTCTCTCATGTTGTATTGTGGAGTTACATCAAAGACACTATTTTTAATAGTATTGAATCCACTTTCAGTATCCATGTAAATTACAACAGTATTAGAAGTACCAGTAAATTTTGTATCTTCAACTGTAACTTTAGTTGTACCTGGACCAATATAAATTGGAATTCTTTGAACTCCCTCTATTTGCACATTAGAAATTAGGATATTAGAAGGTGCTTCTTCTTGTGCTCTTTGAGTATGACCTTCTGTTTTTGAAGACTTATTCACTCCTTCAGACTCACCATTAAATCCAAGTCCAACGGTACGAATAGAACCTTTTAGTTTGCAATTTTTAATTGCAACATTCTCTACTTTATTTTTCTTGGAGGAGATTATACGAATTTCTGTATTCTTTCCAGAATTGAATTCCTTTCCTTTACAGTCAATCGTAGTTCCACTCTTATCAATAGTAAAGACTTCATATGGAATCGGTTCTGGTTTTGGTTCCTTGCAAGAAACTAGAAGAAGAGGAAGAACTGCAAGGAGGTGTTTTAGTTTCATTTTTCTTTATAGCGTTGAAAGTATATAAATTTGGCCAAGTATCCCTTACAATCTCCGCAAGTTTGTAAGGTGTCTCAGAAGTAATCATTTCAATATCTTGATGGTTTGTAATCAAGATCTCCAAGAATATTTTCTAGCATTACGCCATACTCTTTGAATCTTTTGTCACCTGCAATAAAGCATCTCTGACGCATCCATACAGCATCAGCAAGGAGTTTAATTTGGTCTTCCGTAAGTGTTAAGGTTTTCATTTTAGTTTCCTACGTAGTTACTTCACAAAATACATACGACGACGATACTGCTCTCCAGGGCAGTTTTCTAAGTGCTCAATCTCTTCATCTGGGAGAAAGTTTACACCACCAAGAAGTTTAGCACCAATAAAGATTTCTGCAGATTTTTCGCACATCAAAGTCGCAGCAGCACAATCCTTTTGATAGGGTGATGCTGTGATAATACCATGATTCTCTAGAAGAATCAACTTGGGAATATATCCATAATAGTCAACAAACTCTCCAACATACTTCTCTACATTTTGAAGTAGACGTGCTCCTGGAGGTGCATAGGGAACCAGACAGGATATAACACCATTCCTTACAATTTGGTCTGGAAACCAACGCTGCGTAGCAAAGTCATTTACTGAAGGTGAACAAAGAATCTGTGTAGTCTTTGGTGGGTGAGTATGAGCAATATAATTGATTTCTGAGAAGTGCTTCATAATCCATGCATGAAAAAGCACTTCAATACTTGGTTTCTTTTGTTCTGGTTTTAATTGTTGAGCATCAGTATTCACCAGAACTAAATCATCTTCCGATAATGTATGAAGACTTGTGCCACTTGCTTTGATTAGAAAAGTATCTTCAGTTTTTCTTTCTGATACATTACCTTCGCCACATATAGTATAGTCAGCAATTGTGTGTGCTAAGTCTAGAAGCATCGTTAAGTATTGTAAAAAATTATTTAGAAATTGTACTCAATATTCAAAAAAGTTTTGTTATGGTTTCTACAAAATTATTAGTAATGATAATGGTCCGTGAGTGATAGAAAGAACATAAACAAACCGAATGAAATAAAGAATATTAAAATTCCTAACATAAAAAAAGGAGTTCATAGAACTCCTTCTATTTATTTTTAGAGTGCGTTGCCTCTTGGCAAGACCTCCTCTGGGAACACAAAGTTCTCGTGAGGTTGATCTACTGGGGCCATCCACGCTCTAAGTCCTTCATTAAGCAAGATATTCTTCGTATAGAAAGTTTCAAATTCTGGATCTTCCGCTGCACGAATCTCCTGAGATACAAAGTCGTAAGCACGAAGATTAAGAGCGAGTCCAATAATACCGATACTAGAGGTCCATAGACCCATGACGGGAACAAAGAGCATAAAGAAATGCAACCAACGCTTGTTACTAAAAGCAATACCGAAAATCTGTGACCAGAAACGGTTTGCCGTAACCATCGAATAGGTTTCTTCCTCTTGAGTCGGTTCAAATGCCTTGAAAGTGTTTGCTTGTTCGCCATCTTCAAATAGAGTATTTTCTACAGTAGCACCGTGAATTGCACATAGCAGGGCACCACCAAGAATACCTGCTACACCCATCATATGGAAGGGATTGAGGGTCCAGTTGTGGAAACCCTGAAGGAACAGAAGGAACCTGAAGATTGCAGCAACACCAAATGATGGGGCAAAGAACCAGCTGCTCTGACCCAGGGGGTACATCAAAAATACAGAAACAAATACTGCAATAGGACCAGAGAATGCGATTGCGTTATAAGGACGGATGCCTACAAGACGGGCAATCTCAAACTGGCGGAGCATGAATCCAATCAGAGCGAAAGATCCGTGGAGCGCCACAAAAGGCCAGAGTCCCCCAAGTTGGCACCACCTGACGAAATCCCCCTGAGACTCAGGACCCCAAAGTAGAAGAAGAGAATGACCCATAGAATCTGCAGGCGTCGAAACAGCTGCTGTAAGAAAATTAGCGCCTTCAAGGTAACTAGACGCCAACCCGTGGGTGTACCAGCTTGTAACAAACGTTGTGCCAGTAAGCCAGCCACCAAGGGCAAGATAAGCAGTGGGAAAAAGTAATAGTCCAGACCAACCCACAAATACAAAGCGATCTCGTTTAAGCCAGTCATCAAGGACATCGAACCACCCCCGTTGTGAAATTGGTTGTTAAAGTGTTGAAGAAGTCATAACCTCCCTAGTGATTTCTCATATTTATCTTAACATTAATTAACAAAGAGGTCAATAGAGATTTATACTTATACCCCACACGTCTATTAATCTGCATAATAGATTATCAATTGATCTTAAATATCTCCATCTTTGTCCAGGCACCATCAGCAGTTCCAGTAACTGTTTGTCCTCCTGGATTTCCAGTATAAACACTAAATTCAATATAATCTGTTGTTCCATTCATAGTTACAATACCACAGGCATTCATTGTGTATTGGAATGTTTGTATGCCAACTTGAGATATTGCAAAAGTGCTGCCATTTTTTCTTAACTGAATATTTGTTTGGTTATTTGTAACCGAACCCGCAGAAATGTTCATCATTGCATTTACATTATAAGTTCCTGCAACAGTTGGAGTTGTGCGAGTTGTAATACCACTATACCAACCATTAATATCACTTGTTGCAGTAAAACCAATTAAAGTATCAGTATTAATAGGTATAGTTTGGTTTGTAAGTCTTGCAAGTTTTACATAATAATTTCCAGGTGCGTTTAGATTTCCAGTTATTGTTGTTGCGCCACTAATTCTTGTATTGCCAGTAACTATGAGTGCAGTTGTTGCAGTTCCAATAGTAACATTAGTTGCAGTAATAATACCAACAGTAATATTTGGAGTTCCAGTAAGCCCTTGAGATACTGTAGAAATTCCAGCAGTAGTTGCATATCCTGCAGTTGTTGCTGTCGTAGATACTCCAGCCGTAGTTGCATAAGTTGCTATGCCTGATGTTGCGGCGTAAGTAGCAATTCCTGATCTTGTTGCATAAGTAGCAATTCCAGCAGTAGTAGAGTAAGTTGCAATACCACTAGAAGTAGCATAGGTAGCAATTCCTGCAGTAGTAGCATAAGTTGCCGTTGAGGAATTTCCAGTCAGATTTCCTACAAAACCACCTATTGATGTGGTAACACCAGAAACACTTAGGTCATTTGTAAAAGTAGTTCCTGTGATTGTTACACCAGCTCCAAGAGTTTCAAACTTCTTATTGTTGTCGTAATAAAATGTTACTACATCCCCAACAAAAGCAGCATAAGTTTTTGATAAAGATGTGTTTGTGAATTGATGTGAAATTGATGCTTGATAAACAACACTGCTTCCATCAAGGATCAAACCTCCTTGACCAACATCAGATATAATACTATTAACCCCATTATGATAGATTTCCAGATCTCCACTATCACCTAGTAACAACTTATCTAAGTCACCAAATAAAGCAGAACTTCCAAAACTTACAGCACCAGTAAATGTAGTTATTCCAAGTGTTGAGACACCAGAAACTCTCAATTGAGTAACCGAACCAATACCACCAATAACTGATGTAGAAATTCCTGCATTAGTAGAATATGTCGATATACCACTAGAAATTGCATAGGTTGCAATACCAGAAGTTGAAGCATAACCACTAATACTAATATTATAAGTCCCACTTAATCTGGCAGTACTAATAGTCCCTGCAATAATGTCAGCAGCATTCCAAAGATTGAATGCAATCGTTGCATATCCAGAATTAAACGCAGTTGTTGCATAACCAGCAGTTGTTGCATAACCAGCAGTTGTAGCATAAGTAGCGTTAGTTGCTATTCCTGATGTGGTTGCATAAGTTGCAATACCAGCAATATTGGAATAGGTTGCTATACCACTAGAAGTAGAATAAGTGGATACTCCTGCTGTTGTAGCATATGTCGCTATTCCTGCAGTATTTGCATATCCACTATTGCTACTAGGAAGATTTGTTAATAATGAACCATCACCAACAAATTTAAATGCTGTGATTATTCCAGAATAATTTGCACTACCAGTTTGACTTAAAGTAATTCCAGTACCTATCTTAATTAAATCATTCTGACCATCAAGAGTTAATGAAGAAGTACCTATCGTTAAGATACCAGTAATTTTT